ATTGATTTTTATGGTAATCAATTTATTATGATTGCTGTATATATTGTTCAAAATAATTATGCAGCAGAAAATAATATCAAATCGCTTATTCAATCACAAGGTATTCAACTTAAAATTAAAATCAATGATGTAAACCAAACAGAAATTTTTACAACAGATAATATAAATCCTATTTTATTTAATGTACATCAATTATCATTGCAAAAAACCTCTGTAAATCAACAAAATAGTGAAACATTATTGATCGAAATGGAAAAAACAAAGCAAGAAAACGAAAAGACAAGACAATTGGAAGTGCAATTAGAATTATGCAAATTGCAACAAAATAAAACAATTGCCAATTCTACGATAGAAACCATAATAGAGCCATTAAAAATAAAAAACAAATGCATTTATAAGCGTTTTTTAGATGAATGCACACGAGAAGATAACAACAATATACATTGTTCAACATTATACAAAACATTCAAAGTGTGGTTTAAAAATAACAATCCATATACAAAAATACCGAGTAATAAAGAATTTGTTTCAAATTTGAGAAAACATAAAGAAATTTGCAAAGTTTCTGTCAATAATAAATCACAACTCGGTATCAGAAATTTACAAATAATATAACAATCATTACTTTTTTTTTGGAACCAGGCAAAAAGCGATAATAGAGAAACAAATATATTTTTGCCTGGTTCGAAATGAAAATTTTGGAACCAGGCAAAAAGTGATAATAGAGAAACAAATATATTTTTGCCTGGTTCCAAATTTTTATTTGGAACCAGGCAAAAAAGTGATAATAGAGAAACAAATTCTTATTATCCTGGTTCCAAAATGAGTTTTTTTTAAATGTATACAATATATGGAGCAAAAAAAATTTTACAGAGTTTATCTCACAAAATTCCCATAGAGAAGTTTATACAAAAAATATTAAATTTGGAACCAGGATAATAAGAATTTGTTTCTCTATTATCACTTTTTTGCCTGGTTCCAAATTTTTATTTGGAACCAGGCAAAAATATATTTGTTTCTCTATTATCACTTTTTGCCTGGTTCCAAAATTTTCATTTCGAACCAGGATATGACATTTGGAACCAGGATAATAAAATATTGCTCTCCTTATGACTTATTATAATATTTGTAAATTTCGGACACCAAGTTGCGATTTGTTATTAACAGAAACTTTACATGTTTCTTTATGTTTTCTCAAATTTAAAACAAATTCTTTATTGCTTGGTATTTTTGCATGCGGATTATTATTTTTAAACCATACTTTAAACGTTTTATACAATTCTGAACAATGAACATTACTATTACTTTCTTTTGTGCATTCATCTAAAAACATCTTGTATATGCATTTGTTTTCTGTTTTTAATGGCTCTTCAATGGTTTCTTTTATTGGTTCATTTTTTCCAATTTTTGCAAGTTCCAATTTTATTTTTAATCGTTCCAACTCAAGTTCTTTCTGTTTTGTGATTTCTTCTTCGCGTTTTGTTATTTCTCTTTCACGTTCGGTTGCTTCTTTTGCTAAAATAATACGTTTATCGAGCTTTGCCACAGGATTATTTGAACACAATTCCTCTATTTGTTTTTTCGTTGGATTCTTTGTAACGATCTCTGTGAATGCATTTATTGCGTTATTTAATGTGAAAAATTCATTTGTTACAAATAATTCTGTTCTTTCTTTTCCATTAAATATCATTTCGCGATTAAGTTTTCTGGTAGTAATAAGATTACCAAATTGTGTTTCTGATCGAATATTGTTATCAGTTTTCATAATAAAAACCATTGTGAATTGTTTTCCGAAGGTAACTTGATGCTCTTCAAAATCTCTTTTAAATACTCTTGAACTACGTCCATACTTAACAAGATATCCGCCTTCGCATGTTCCTATAACTCCAAGATAAACAACATTCTGTTCATCGTAGTCTGTGACATTATGTGTTTCATAGAAAGATTGCACAGTGGATGTATTTAATACGAGAGTAGGATATGGATTATCATTTAAGCTATATGAGCCACTTTTGCGAATATTTGGAAGAATGTCTTGAAATATAAAATCTTGAAAATCGGCAGCACCTTCTTTTTTGCTTGCGAATATTAATCTGTATAATCCTGCTTCTGTTATGTATATTGTATTTTTAGTATTTCCCTTTATTTTTTCCAAACCTAGCAAATCGCTAGGTTTGAAAATTTCTTGAAGAGTTTTTTGATCCCTCAAAGGAACATGTGTTTTTATTGCATCATTTGTGTTTTTATATCCTAAAAATTCAGCGACATCCTTTGCTCTGAAATAAACAACATCATTAACTATTAAATAAGCAAATTTAATTCCTATAAATGTAAATGTATCAAGGATAAATTTAATTGCTTTACCTTTTAATCCTACTAAAGGCACGTTGTCATCGATAGTTTCTTTTTTTTTGTGATTGCGGTTGAGATTTCTGAGTTAATCTCATTTGATGTTACGATTTTCTTTTTCGTCATCTATATATTATATTATATCTATATAATATTTTTTATTATGTAAAGAATAATAAAATGTGTAATATAAAATATATCATGCAATAAAAATAAATAATTTACAATATAAATTAATAAATTATATTTACCAAATGAGGTTTCTGATGAAATATTTTTCTCAAGAATTGGGAAGAATTTACGTAACAAGAGCAGGGTTATATCAATTAATATTTGGGAGCAAAAAGGAAAAAATGAACGATAAAGAGAAATCACAAACGTATACTGTATTACTCTTTATATATTTCAAACCCGCCATTTTGTCGGGTTTGGAAATTTATCGAAGGGTTTTTTGTCACAACAAAAATTCATTTTAAACAACGGATGAATTTTTAAAAATTAGTCAAAAAATAAAAAGAACAGGATTTGTCATAGTAATATAACTGAATAACCTACATTGTTTATTCCAAACGAAAAAATGAATATTATTTATTTTATATTATATCGGTATATATATTGTAATGCATTATGAGCTTAACTTATTCAGATCAAAAAAATAATGATAATATGGATTACAATAAAAATGACAATATAAATCAAGAAGATAATTTGCGTCGAAAAATCACATACAATGAATATTGTGAATTTACAACAATAATAAATGAATTAAGATCAATTATGATTACAAATGAATGTCATAGATTAAGATCATTGTTATTGTCGGATCATAATAACTCATTCTTTTACACGAAAGATCGTTGTTTGAAAAAATACGGTGGATATGATGGAAATGATGAATATTATGAAATAGTGGAAATAAAGCACAATTTTCCAAGAAATATAAATAATTTTAAAAAAATATATGTCGTATCAACACAAAATGATAATTATTATAAGGATTACATAATCAGAAACAACAGTGTGACAATTCCAATTGAATTTATTGCATGTGATTTGAAAATATTTATAAAATTATATCCAGAATTTGAGAGACCATATTTATCGAATGATTATTATGGTTCAATGGATTTTGTATACAAAAATTTGCACGATAAATCATGCAGATCCAATTATTTACCCGGGTCATATGTTTTACAAAATTTAATAGTTGGAGAAAGTATGGATTTTTGTGAGGATGTATACAACAATAAAACAGAGCGATATTACAAAGCTTTGGAGGTCGAGCAAATCACAGTAATCGTAAATGTATGTGATAGATGCGTATCTAATTATTCAGAAAAAAGAATGGATGAACTAAAAAAAATGAATATTGAGGTTTATAATTTTCCGCTGATTGAGTATCAAGAATCAAACACCGAATTATTTGAATTAAATAAAAAAAAATTAAATAATGCTATTGATCTAATTCATGAAAAATTGTCGAGTAATAGTAAAGTATACTTACATTGTTACATGGGAAGAAATAGAAGTGTTGTTACAACAATCGGATATTTAATGAAATATTGTGGTTATACTTTTAATGATGCATTATTGTTTATAGCATCAAAACGCAATGTCGCAATATATGATCATACATTGTCATTGGTATATGATCATACCAATGAGAACAATATATCATTTAATAAAATAACAACAAAAACAAATTCATTTTCACAGGAGTTATATGATATATATTATCTTAAATGTTTGAACAAAGAAATAGAATATCCAAAAAAAAATAATTTGTGTATTCCGGAATGGAAGAATTAAATCAATTTGTTAAAAAAAAATCGAATTGATAATAAAAATTGATTTTTATTTAGTTTTTTTCATAATAGTCTTATTGTATCACACATCATGGAAAGTACATAATGGAAGAAACAGATAATCAGATAGATGATCCAAGCATAATGTTTTTTTTCAATTTGATAACAAATGAAAAAATTATAGAAACGACACTAAAAAATCTTTTGATCGATAATGTAAGAATGCCGATTAATAAAATAACAAAACAAAGAATTGATGCGGGACACAAAATAGCCCATCAAGTATACAATCATTATTTTCATAAAAATGAGGAATCTATTGACATAAAACAATTATCATTTGATTATGATAAATATATTCCCCACATAAAACAATGTATTTTTGACGAAAAAAATATATCAAAATATGTATCGGAAATCGATATTATTAAGCGTATTTATGATACATATTGTGCAATAATAAAGAATAAGCGATCAAGTGAAATATCAAATCGGTATGCAAGAATAAAAGAATCATTAAATATAAAGGTATTGGATATTGTTGGTACGGAAGAATATGATAATATATATAAATTTGTAAAATCTGATAAAAATGTTTATAACATTGTAAAAATATATAAAATTGAAGATGAAAATAAAAAAGTGATTTATGAAAATTTTGTTAAAAAACATCCGAAATGTGAAAAAACGCTTGGTATTCATGGAAGTTCTGTAACAAATTGGTTTTCAATTATAAAAAATGGTTTTTACATTGATCCCACAGAGATTGGTGTTAGAATAAATGGAAAAGCATATGGTAATGGAGTATATTTTTCAAACAGTTGTATATTTTCGCATAGTTATTGTACAATTGGAAATTATGATAGTTCTGGGTTTTTGATATATGGAATATGCGAATTGGCGCTGACATCGGATTCTTACAACAAACCTCCAATTTATGTAATTTTTGACACTAATCAATATATTTTAAAATATATAATTGTAATAAAAAATTAAAACTCCAAATGTGCAAAATCAGGATAAAAACGAATTAAATATATAATTCTGACTCTGTAAATGTTGATTTTCATGATATCCATAATTGATGGAATATAATTATGTTTTTTATGCATATATTCAAATACGATAGGATTATAATAATTTAATACACAATTATTATTACAATTCGTGTTGTTAATAAAATTATTTCTGAGATTTAATTTAAGAGTATGATATGATGAATAACACATATTATTTGCCACGTTATAGGATTTTTGATTTTGGTACAGCAATTCATCCAAATTAAAATTTTCATAAAGCAATAATTTTGTGAATTGTGTCTTAAGGTCATCAGGTATGACATAACCTGCACTGTGTAATAGATATTCAATCCATCCTAAAATAATATAATCTTTATTCGTTGGTTGAATACCATAATTATAGAATAATACAAAAATATGTTTGGAATACTCAAAATCTTTATTTGCAAAATATTTTAATACTAAATATGAAAATACATCGGTTGATGGAATATATTTATTATTTAATAATTGTTCAATAACGAATGTATTTTTGTTATCAAAAGCGAACATAAATATTAAATCGAGATCACAATGGTGCAAAATGCTAAAATCTATTGTTCTTGTGGTATACAAGCAAATTAATTCTATATATTCATTAAATTCCTTGTTTTCGGGGGTCAAATATTTTTTTTCAATTGAAAACATTGATTCTATTTTTATTATAACACCATTGCCACAGCTACCATATAAAGTTAATAAATTAATCATGTCGCGGATCGTAATGTTTGATTTTGATATGGAACATGAATCAATTTTATTTATAATTTGTTGAGGATAATGTGGAGACAAATATGTTCCGAGCTGAATCATTAATTCGACATTCATAACTATATTAATTGTGCTCGTTATTTTCGTGAAACATAAATCACTACATTTTGACATTATTCCTGCAATCAACGGGATTGAAAAGTCAACTTCATTTAATTGGAGCATATTTATAATTTTTATTATGGATGCTTCAGAACAATAAATTATATTGATAATAGATGTTTTATCAAATGTGATTTTATTTTTTTTCATTATATTTAATAATTTGGGATGGGCTGATAAAATTACATCACACATGGGTTGCAAAAATGCTTGTTTGAACATATCGTCCAAATCTTTGGCAGTAAGTATACATGTATCATTTAATTTATCAAAATACTCAATAAATCCTAGTTTTACCAAACATAAATAATCATTTTGGCTGAGGGTTGAATCACCAATCCATGAGTAATTACATTTAATATTTTTCAACATTGTATTTGTATACAATGTATTAATAATGCTAGAAATTGTATTATTATTTAATAATTTATTTGTTGACAATAGATTAAATATTTCGCATGTTAATTTGAAAGATTCTCCATGTGTATTTCCAATGTTTTTAAGTATTGGGACCAATATTGCATCAACATTTTTATGTGTAACTGTATCAGTTTTGATTAAATTTGCGAGGTCAGTTTTTAAATCGCTTAATTTTAATTTGTAATCTGACCATTTTTTGAGTTTTTTTCCGTACATTATATTTTCGCAAATATGTATTCTTTTATTATTTATAAGTGTTATTTTCAATTTTTTAGATAATTGATTGTATCATCTGATTGTTGTTTTATTATATCAAAAATTTTTTTAAGCAATTCTTTAATTACATCATTATTGTCATTAATGAATGGAAATAAACATACAAGTGTTGGAAAATCTTTCGGCGATACCTGTGTTGTGTATGGTTATATAATAATTCATAATTCTATAAATAAAAATACATAAAAATGTGTATGGATAATAAAAATAATTATATCGATCATGATTAATTGTATGGATAAAAATAATGAAATAATGGACAACAATATTGAAAATGTTATTGGTATTGATTTGGGAACAACAAATACGTGTGTTTCTATTTGGCGCAATGGTTGTGCGGAAGTGATTCCGGATGAATTTGGCAACAGAACAATACCAAGTTTTGTGGCGTATACAAATAAAAATAGATATATAGGATATGATGCGAAAAATCAAAAAGATATTAATATAAAAAATGTATTTTATGAGGTAAAACGATTAATTGGGCGAAAGATAAATGATAAATTTGTCGAACAAGAGCGAGAATATTTATCATATGATATCGTTGGAGACAACAATAATAATATTTTATTGAAGCCTGATATTTCTGGTGATAAATTATTTACACCCGAAGAAATATCGGCAAGTATACTATCAAAAGCAAAAATAATGGCAACAAATTATTTGAAAAGTCAAATAACAAAATGTGTGATAACGGTGCCGGCTCATTTTAATGATGGTCAAAAACATGCAACAAAGGATGCCGCTCTTATTGCAGGATTGGATTGTGTGAGAATAATAAATGAACCAACAGCGGCAGCATTGGCATATGGTTTGTTGGAAAGAACGAAAACGCAAAAATGTCGATTAAAAAGGGTTCTCGTATATGATTTTGGTGGTGGGACATTGGATGTATCATTATTATCGATTGATGGTGGTATATTTGATGTATTGGCTACAGCAGGAAATACAAAGTTGGGAGGTAGTGATTTTGATAATATGATGATAGATTATGTTTTAAAAAAATTCAAATATTTAAATAAAAGTTTTGATGAAGCTAAATTATCAGCATTATCTTTGCAAAAATTAAGAACGAGTTGTGAACAAGCAAAACAATTATTGTCATCAGTGATGGAAACGCATGTAGCTGTAAAAAATTTTTATGAAAACAAGGATTTATGTTATAAAATAACAAGATCGCAATTTGAAAGTATATGTTCGCCATTATTTTTATTATCGCAAAAATGTGTAAATGATATATTGAATGATACGCATTATGATGTTGATGATATCGATGAAGTTATATTGGTTGGAGGAATGACAAGAGTGCCAAAAATAAGAGAATTATTAAAATTAAAATTTAAAAAAGATCCAAATTGCACAATAAATGCGGATGAAGCTGTATCAATAGGGGCGGCTATACAGGGATATATATTATTTCATAATGATGAGCCATTTTCAGAAAGCATTGCATTGTTGGACACGACTGCATTATCATTAGGTGTTGAAACAGTCGGAGGAATTATGGATACAATAATTAAAAGGGGAGAATTGATGCCTGTAAGTAAAACAAAAAAATATACGACTGAAGAAGATTATGCTAAAAGTGTTATAATAAGGGTTTATGAAGGTGAGAGAACATTGACAAAAGATTGTTTTTTTGTTGGAGAGTTTGAATTGGTTGGTATTGATCCTGTTCCAAGGGGAATACCGGAAATTGAGGTTGAATTTAATATTGATGTGAATGGTATTGTGTCAGTATCAGCGACAAATATAAAAAATAAAAGTAAATCGTCAATGACAGTAACAAGTAACAAAGGACGATTGAGCAATGATAAAATAAAAGAATTGATAGAAGAAGCAAATAAAATGGCAATATATGATGAATTAGAAAAACGAAAGAAAAACTGGCATTATGAAATTGGTGATATGTGTTCAAATGTTACATATAATATAAAAAATAAACTTATTAATTTGTCGGAAACAAATGTTAAATTGGTGGAAGAGGATATTCAGCGAATATTAAATTGGGTCAATGAAAAGGAATATTATCAAAGGGAGGATGAAGAATATATTGAAATGAGGGAGTATGTGATGAAAAAATATACAATGTTGATAGTTAAAGGATCAACTGATGATAATTTAAAGTGTGTGAATAATAATAAGGATAAAGAAAATGTCACAGCAATATATGATGATGAAGAGGATGAAAAGGAAATAGAGAACATATTTGAAAAGTTGGAAAATGATGAGATGGGATTTGACGGAATGAATGATCCAGAAAAGGATGAATTAAAAGAATTAAAAAAAACAATAAATACTTTATGTCATGACATGATGTCTTTAATTTGTGAAAATAATATAAATATGGAAAAGGAGCATATATTAGAATTGAGAGATTATATGGATGATACATTAATGTGGTTACATATTCATCATAAAACAACGAAACAAGAATATATTGATAAATTAAATGAAATAAACAAGAGTTGTGATAAGATATTTGAATATTATTCGAACAATAATGTAAATATTTTTAAGGAAGATATATATACGGCGAAAACAAAAAGGGAAGAACTTGAAAATATGTGTTTTGGAATAAAAATAACAATAGATGATAATTATGGCACAATAAACCATCAAAATATAAATAAAATAAACGAATTTGTGACCGAAACAATAAATTGGTTATATGAAATAAACAATAATGATAGTGATAATAGTACAAATGATATATTGTATGAGGAAAAAATAAATAAATTAAATGAATTGAGCAATGATTTATATGCATATTGCCAGGGATTGGACCTAACAATAAAAAAAGAAGAATTAATGAAAAATAATGTTATGGAAAAATATGATGAATTTGATAAATTTATTGGTGGTAAAAATGAATGTGGAACATCAGTATTTGAATTAGCGCATCGTCAAGCATTGAAAGAAATGGAACAAGATCTTGCAAATGAGAATAATGAATAACGGAACAAAATATAGATATATATAATGTATTTTTTTGAAAAAATGTATTATATATATAATGATAAATATCGATAAATATATAGAATATGTATCCACTAATCCAGTAGAAATATATATAATGTGGGGAATATTGATAATATTTATAATTATGGTTATAATTTATATATACAGTAAAGCAACATGTTACGATGAATCGTTTAATTATATTCAATATTATATGTAATATATTTTATGTTTGTTTTTTCGTTCGTTTTTTTCTTTTTGTTGTTTCTGTTTCAGAAGCAGAAATAAGGTTCAATGTATCTGATGCAATATTCAAATGATTTTGCAAATCGAGCTGTTCAGATTGTTCGAGTTGTTTGGATTCGGGAGATTTGGATTCTGGTTGTTCTAATTGTTCGGATTGTTCTAAAGTGTGTTCATTTATTTGTTTGAATTCATTTAAAAAGTCTGGTTCTTGTTTGAGTTCAAGTTCAGGTTCCATGTCCGGTTCTGTATTTGGATTCAATGTTACTTCATCAATATTAATTTTAGTAGATTCATTGTCAGAATCGATAAATGAATAATCGACCAATTCAATTTTATGTGGTTTGTGTGGATTTGGGATGCGAATATGTCTAACAACAATATTTGTGTACAATGTTTTATTTTGCAAATCAACAATAAATCCATCAAGTTCAAAAATAATTTTTATTTTGATATTGTGTGTGCTATTCATGATTTGGTTTGTAGTTTCTTTTGTTATCTCGTCACTATTTGATAAAAAAAATCTTGTTGGACGCTTTGTGCTTTCACCCATTAATTTTATTTTAAAAAATGTATTATTATCCTTTTCTTTAATTAATGTTTCATATTTAAAATTTTTCAAGTTATATTTAACCATTAAGTTTTTATGTTTAATAAAATTAATGGTCATGTTATCGATATCATTCAAGAATTTTTCGAACTCGATGTTTGGAACAAAAATAATTTCTGATAAATTGTGTGTTTTATGGGCAATTTGTAAATTGGGGGATTGGATATATGCTGTATGAGGATTTGAGTGTTTATTATATTTATACCATATTTTAGATATGATATATTCATTACTATTAGTGATGGTGGGATTATCGTATACAATATTGTCAAAAATTATATCTGAAAACTTAAATACTTTTTTGTTGCTGTCCATTTTATTAATTTATACCAATAAAATGATTACAAAATTAAAAACGCAATAAAAAAAAATCAAATTAATTAATTAATTATTTATTTACTTGATTTGGGCTTGGATGGTTTAGTGGGTTTTTTAACTGGTTTTACTTCTTCTTCCTCTTCGTCAGATTCTACTTTTTTGGTGGGTTTTTTGACAGGCTTGACTTCTTCTTCCTCTTCATCAGATTCTACTTTTTTAGTTGGTTTTTTTACTGGTTTGGAATCTTCTTCATCATCAGAATCATCTTTTTTAGTTGGTTTTGCTTCATCATCATCAGATTCAGATTTCTTAACTGGTTTTTTCGCTGGTTTGGATTCAACGACTTCAACATCTTCTTCACCATTGCCTCCGACAAAATCATCCCACGTGTGTTCTTTGGGAGCAAATGTTTTAGATAATTCAGTGATGCGGATCATTTCGCATGTGAGTTTAAATCCACAAGCTTTGGATGATTTCAACACCCAAAATGTTTTTACATCAACGATCAATTCAGCTTTGCATCCATAACGAAAAACTTCACCAAGTTGTTCAAGAGAAGTAGCTACCATAGTATCTATTTTACCGGTCTCTTCATTTGGATAAGCAATTTTAACTTTGATAATGGGTTCTTGTGTTTTTGGATCGAGAGTATATGGGATATTAACTTTGCAACGATTCCAAGGATTAAAATCTTTTTTCGCAACCTTTTCAGGTTTTGGGGCTTTGCGAACTGTATCAACATATTTGAGACCTTCAATAGGTTCATTGTCTTTTCCTTCCTTAACATATAAATATTCATCTGGTGTAGCTTGAATTTCTTTTCCAAATTTATCATCTAATTTTCTAACTGCGTTGCCAAATTCAACACCCCCTTTTCCACCATATTCTTCATCTGTAGGGAGCCAAAAAAAGCAAGTCTTATGTTTGCCTTCTTTGTGAAATTCTGGGTTATATTTTGGAACGCCACCTCGTTTGAATTCAACAGGGAATTCAGTTTGCAAAGCAAGTGTTTCTCCATTGCTTGCCTTTTTTCCATCATCATCTTCATTTGAATTGTCCAATTCGGGATATTTGTATTTGGGGAAATAGGTATATTGTTTGGAATCTTTTTGATCACCCCCGGTCTTTTTCTTTTCTGTAAAAACTTTATCAAAAACAACTCGTTTGATGTCAAATTTTTTTGTGCTAACTTTGTATGCTGTGCGTGTTTTACTGCTCATATTTTCTAAATTTTGGTTTCGAGACATCTATAGTAATATTCACGCGATATTTTTTTATATTCAATTTTTTATATCCTCCAACAAATAATTTTTGCGTTTAATTTTGTGAAACGTAAAATTATCATAATATATAATGCAAATAGTTATCGTTTTTATAATAGTGATAATAATTTTGATTATAACTCTCCTCGCAATATCAATCGCTGGATTTATTTTTTGCAAATCAATTATAAAAAAGTTAAATTATATTTATCACGATGAAAATGATTATGTTTATCGATACTATGATCATTACCACAACAATAATAGCAATATTAATAATAATGATGATAGCAATAATAGCAATAATAATAAAATAAAACAGATAGTTGAAAAAAATAAAATAATCTTAAAGCATCAATCAATACAATCACTATTGAAGATTATTGATAATGATATTGATAAATTATTGGTAGCACGATGTAATAAAAATATATTGGAATCATGTAAATATTCGTTATCTGGTGGAAAAAAAATACGCTCATTAATTTGTTATTCGATTATTAATCATTTAAATAAAAATGTTGATAGTGAAATATTACCAAGCGTAAATTTTATTGAAATAATTCATGGTGGTAGTTTAATAATTGATGATATAATGGACAATGATGAATATCGGCGAAATAAGTTATCGCACTATAAAAAATATGGTATAACAAATTGTTTATTGGCATCATGTCAATTGTTCACAATATCATCATATTTGCTTCAAAATATAAACAAATATTTGGGAGAAAAATATAAAGAATACGAAAAAGATAAAATTTTTTATTTTGTTATGGATAAAATGAATAATTTGCTAAATGGACAAATAGATGACATGCACCATAACAAAATGGAAAATATAAATGTATACGACATAATAAAAAATAAAACTGCATCATTGTTCGAAATGATTTTTGTAATTGGATGGTTGGTTGGTGGTGGTGATTATGCTAAATTTAATGAAGTTCAAGAAATAGGCGAACGTTTTGGATTAATGTTTCAAATATATGATGATTTTGAGGATTATTATCAAGATTTAAATAAAAATATAAATTGCTTAAACAATGGAATAAATAATGCATATGATATTTTTGCGAATCACAAAAAATTTATCAAAGATAAATTAAAAAAAAACAATATGTATACAACTGAATTAAAAATTATAATCGAATATTTAACAACGACAGTGGACGAAATAAAAAATATACTATAATGCATAATGCATTTACTTTTTTGAATTGCGCTTGGATCCGCGTTTTGATCCACGCTTTGATCCGCGTTTTGATTCACGTTTCGAATTTGATTTTGCGCGCTCCATTATCCACTTGCCTCCTTTTTGTGTTTTGAAGAACTCCAAGACAAATTTGAGATCTTTATCAGCTTTTACTTCCTTGAGCAAGTCATCTTGAGATAATGTTTTTTCGGTTTCTTTTCCATTTAAACTAACTTTCATAACAAAAGAATCTTTAATTTTAATGATAACGACCTTTTTACGTTCTGATTTATTTATGCTAAAAAATTTAATTTTAATACCCCGCTCCCCATCAACAACATATTCTTCGCGCTGAACGACGAAATCGCCTTCGAGATTTTTGCTGCTTTGTTGATAAAGATATTTTGGAGGAGATTTTGATCCTTTTTTATCAGACTTAGATGCCATTATAATATATGTTAATAAAATTTATATGATGTTTAATAATAAAATTTATATGATGTTTAATAATAAAATTTATATGATGTTTAATAATAAAATTTATTTATATTGATATATATTATATTATGAATAATAATGGATTATTCGTTGATGCAACAATGAGTGAAAATGAACATGACAATATAAAAAATACGGATAAAATAAAAAAAACGCATATTAATTTGCAAAAAATGATAATAGATACGTTTAAAGATAATAAAATACTTATATTTTCGATAGCTGCGTTATTCACTGGTTATTGGTTTCAGGATGTGATGTTTTCAAGAAATTTTGGTAAAATACTTGCTGATATACCGGGATTTGTAAAGGACATTAGTTTTTCTAAAGTGTTGGGAATATTATTCCCATATGTTGTTGCTCATTTTTTGTTTTTATTGGATGATGTGATTCAGGCGAAAATATTTCCAAAAATGGAATTGTCAGTTGTTCACAAATTAATTGATCAAACATTGGAATCATTAAAAACAACAAAACAACAAATAAATATTAACGAATTAATATTAAATCTAAAAAATGTTCTCGATATTAAAAATATATATACGTTAATTATTATTTATATTGTTCCAACTGTTTTGGTTATGAGTGCACTGCTGTATTATTTTTTATCGTCGAATATTAAATATGGGTTGATAGCAATAGCAGCATTAGCGCTGTTCATACTATTGAGTACATATTTAGAAAGAGAATGTGTTGATATATCAAAAGAACATGAGGCAACAGTTGGAAAATTATATGATGAGATACAAGATGTGATGATAAATAATGATACGGTTTTAACATTTAATACAAAAAATAATGAAATGAGCAAAATTAAAAAAACGAATGATAAATGTACTGAAATTCATATGAAGAGTGAAATTAAAAGTGGTGAAGTGACGTTTAAATTAAATACATTGAGTATGTGTTTAATGCTTGGATTGGATGCAATAGCAGTGAAAATGTATATGGATGACATAATAAGTTCGGATGTATTGATTAGTATTTGTATGATGGCGTATACATTTATTCAATATTATAATTCATCGATTTATAAGTTTAAAAGCGTGTTACATAATATTGGTAAATATTTGGAATTGCAACGATATTTTTTGAATTTTGAAATTGATAGCGAAGTTAACTCAAAAATGCTTGAAATATCAAAGGGAAATATTGTTTTTGATAATGTAAGAATCATTCATGGAAAAAAAAAATTACCAAAAGTATTATCTTTTGAGATAATGGGAGGAACAAAAGTTGGTATTGTTGGTGAAATTGGAACAGGAAAATCATCAATATTAAAAATATTGGCAAGTTTGACTGATTATATTGGAGATGTATACATTGATGGTCAAGAATTGAAGGAGTGTTCTCATGAATCCTTAACAAAAAATATTATATATATTCCACAACATCCAAAATTGTTTGATAGGACAATTTATGAAAATCTGTCTTATGGTACAAAGTATACAGAAAAGGAAATAAGAAAAATAATAAATACTTATAATTTGGACAAATTTTTTAGAAAATTCGAAAACCACATATTGACAAATGTGGGTAAAGAAGGAAGCAAATTATCAGGTGGGCAAAAACAAATTATGGCAATATTTAGAGCAATAATACAACAAAAATCAATTATCTTGTTGGATGAACCAACATCATCATTGGATAAAGAAACCAAGGAAATATTTATGGAATTAATATCATATATTCGTAATAAAACAATTATTGTAGTTACTCATGATGCAAGTATACGAGATTTATTTGACGACATAATTGATCTGAATGACTAAATATAATAAAAGTAAAAAATATGTTAAAAGGCATTCAAAATGTTAAAATTATATATTTTGCGAACTCATGTGAAAAGTCTGAGTCTATTCTTATCACCGAATGAATAAACTGCTATTACATGGAGTAAATATCTGTGATATAATATATTGCGATAAAATTATGTCATCAAGTTCATTATCTGACACAATATCATTGTCGGTAACATCAATATCACAAAAATCGTTGAATATTGGAGATATTTTGGTAACTGAAATAGAATATGAGTATATTAATTTTTTGATATACAAAAAACTGATAGATTTGGGAGAAGAATACATGAAAAATAATAATGATCTAAAAATAAAAAAACAATGGAAAACGACAATACAATGTTTTTACTGGATGCGCATTGATGAATTGGAAAAAAATCCTCAATATAACAAATTGGGTCTTTGTGATGGATATCATCCAATATCACGTTGGGAATACACAAATATTATAAAAAAAAATAGTCTATCATGTTTATCGTATTTTATGGAATTATTGGATATAAAAAAAAATAATGAATTTTTTAGAACGATAACAGAAAAATACACTGACATAATAAACAATAAACATGTGGAAATAAAAACTATTAGAAAAAGTGACAAATATATATATGTAAATAATGATGAAATCATTTATAAGCAATATAGATATGAGTTGGACGATAGGATAAGGTTTTTAATAAATAAAACATCAATACAAAAAGTTTTGCGAATGTTGTTGCGTTATTCTGGGTTGGGTATTGATGGATCTCATTGTGCATTACCATCAGAATTATATAAATATTTTTATGATAATTATAACGTGAGAGGCGAAGGTTATAGTTCACCATTGAATTCAAAATTGATAGAATATGAAGATACAAAAATTTGTACAGCATTTTATGATACTGATAAAATTTTTGGCAGTGTTGGTAGATTTAGCAGAAAAGTACTAATAGAAAATAATGATCATAATTGGACAGTCAATCCACCATATATTGAAAACATAATAGAATTTTCATTTCGAGAAATAGTTGCTGCAATGGAAGAAATACAAAATGATGATTTTCTTGTAATATATTTAATATTAAAGCGTGACAATGATTTATATAATGAAATTTGTAACTACAAATATGTTCAATCATATTTTGAACCAGAAATAGGAAAGCATTATATGAATTGCAATGGTAAACTTGTATACATGAAAAATAATACTGTAAACTCTATGTTTTTTATTTCGAAGAATACAAAATATAAAAATGTTGATTTTGATAAAATAATGAAAATATGGAATGACAAGAACAACAATCCGAAATTAAATCAGAGTTTTTTTGAATATCCCAAAGAATTGAGTGGTTGTAACGATTTGTCGCAACATATAAAGTTTGATGATGATGAAAAAATAATACCGATGCGAACAAATTTACCAAAAAGTATACGACAATTTATGAATGAGGAATCGAAGCAATATAAAAAGTCAGCGCAATATGGAGGAAAAAAATATGATATATACAATAAATATATGAAATACATAAATATGAATGTACTGAGTTTACAATGATATATAAAAAACAGAAATTATATTGTATATAATGCGAGTTTTGTCTCTTGATGTTGCCATAAAAAATCTTGCATATTGCATAATGGAAAAAAAAGATAATGAAGACAATTTTGAAATATTAAAATGGGGGATAATTGATTTGGTAGATGATAGACAAAAATGTATTTTTATTGGAAGAGGTGAAAAATTATGTCAAAAAGATGCAAAATATGAAATTTATCATAAAGACAATGAAAAAATATTTAACTCGGATGATGTAAGTAATTGCATGTGTGTATGTCAAACGCACAAGGATAAATCATTGCCAAAAATAATGGAATTATTGAAACCAAACAAGGATTGCAAATGTTTAGTTTGTAAGGAGCCGAGTATGTATACTTTAAATACAAATATTAATATATGTTGGTGTGACAAGCATTATTTGAAAAGTGGAAAAGCATTTGAAAAGCGAATTATAAGCAAAAAAATATCTGGCACGAATTGCAATAAGAAACCGATTCAAATATTGGCAGAAAAATTATTTGAAAAATTAGATAGTGATAAAGATTTTTTAAATGTTGATGAAGTGTTAATTGAAAACCAACCCCATCATATCAATCCGACTGTAAAAACTGTTTCATCAATGTTATTTTCTTATTTTATAATGAGATCTGTAACAGATAGAGATAAAACAAAAAGCACAATAACAGATGTGAAATTTTTTTCACCATCAAACAAATTAAAGGTGAATAAGGAAATGACAGATAAATTATTAAATAATAAAAAAAAAGAGAAAGCAGATTTAAAAGAAAAGGATGATAAGGAAGGAAAAAATGTAAAAAGTGGAAAAGAAGTATACGACTTAACGAAAAATCTTGGAAAAGTATACTGTAGCTCTTTAATTGCTGACAAGGATAAAAAAATCTTGGATTCACATAAAAAAAAAGATGATTTATGTGATAGTTTTCTTATGTTATTTCAATATTTATTTTCACCGATACCAAAAATTTATGCCGACAAATTGAAAAAAGCAGGAGAAGATTATGAAAAAGAATTGATAGATAAAAAAGTCAATAAGGACAAACCAAAAGAAACAAAAAAAACTAAAAAAGTAAGAAAAACAAAATCAACTGATACGGATCGCTGGTTGGATGAGGTAGCGGTTGAGCGAAAAAGTTAATTTCGGCAAAATTCTTCTAAATAACATTGTATAACTGATAATTTGAGTTTATATTCTTTATAATCGACAGTGTCATCTCTGTATTGATGAATTGTTTTAGGACCACCGAATTTTTCCAATAATTCTTTGGGATGAGCGGGGCGTAATATATGTTGTGTACCATATTTTTCCATATGCATTTTATTTAATAATGCACGTCGCAATGAAATTTTATGTTCATCATCTTTTAATATATATGATAATGAACATTCATCTCTACAAAAATTACCAAAAACATAATATGTACCAGATTGATATTTTTCGGGAATAAAACATGGTGGGTTGTCAAAATTATAAGTGCAATGCCAACATGCGAATTCGGATTTAATTGGAGTTGATTTATTTGTATCAATATTTACAGTATTGATTGGCAGTGCAATATGTTTTTGATTTTGCTTACCATTGACATTCATTTCGGTAAAATTTTCGCTTTTTGTATTTAATTCATTTTTTAATCGTTTTATTTCAGCATTTTTTTTTTTTAACTCTATTTTTAATAATTCATCATTGTCGCTCAGTTCTTCGTCTGACAAATGCATTCTCAAGGCATTTTTATTGTTGGTGTCACTTGCTGATATTTTTGTATCATCATTATCATTATATGCATAATTGTCTGTGTTGTTTTCGTTATCTTTAATGATTGATTTATCATCCGAAAGATTTTCGTCACTGTATTTTGGTAATCGTAAGATGATGGAGTTAGATTCGTGAATGGAGTCTAACTCTTGTGTTGTTAATTTTGGTTGTTTTGCAGCTTTAACAATTTGTCTCGGTGATATTATTTTTCTTGGACGTCCACGTTTTTTTATTAAATTTTGCAATTCTAAATTGTTAACATCTGTTTTTTTTAAATCTTTATCATTAATTTCTTCATCACATTTATCATCCTTTAAGTTTTTTTTTTTTTCAGCAAATAATTTTGGAGTTTCAATAAATTCATCCATAAAATTATCACTGTCATTTTCATCTGTTTTTTTAACAATTTTTTTAGGCATTAATTAATTAATTTGTGTTTTCTCTTTATGTTAGTTGCAAATACACATAAAGAAAAGAAATTTATTTCATTTTTTTTTTTTTACAAATAATTTATATGTAAATATAAATCATCTACTTTTTGCTGGTTGTTTTTTGGTGTTTTTCTTTTTTTGTTCTTTATTCATTTCATCAATCATTTTTTCGGCTGTGTTTCTATCTAAAATTTCATGTTGTTTCACACTTGATTCATCACTTTTTCTGCCCAATATTTTGTCTCTATTTGGATTCTTAAAACTTATTGCTGAGCTTGCAATAGATGTAACATCATCATCACTATCATTGTTGTATTTTTTATATTTTTGTGATTGTTCCGGTTGTTTTTTTACAATACTTTTTTTGGATGATATTGTATCAGCATTACTCATAATATCATTTTCTTCTTGTTCGATATCATCAAGCATTTTTTGCACATTAGCAAGATTAGCCATTTCATTATACATTGAAGTTTTTTTTTGTTGCATGTATTGTTGTTGTCTGATCATATTTGTGACCATGTTTGGATCAATATTAATTATGTTTTGTTTATTTTGATTATCTTCACGATTGCTATATTGATTTTGCGATTTTTTTTTTGAATTTGCGGATCTTGCGTCACTTAAGATCATCGAGTTAAAATGTTTTTCATTTTGTTTTTTGACATTATCATCGTTCATCATATCAAACTCTTTTTTATGTTGTTTCATTGTTTCAATATTATTCATTCTTTCATTGGCTATGTTATGTTCTTTTTGCCAATGATCATTCATTTTTTGATGATTTTGTTGGTTAACATTTTTTTGAATTTCTCTAAATTTATCTGGATTTTTTTCCAAATCGTCGGCACTATGCGTCATATTTGCAATACCTTTTGTAATGATAATACTTCCAGCTCCGCCCAACAATGATACAAGCAAGCGCAATTCAGGAGCTATTGCTTTTCCTGGAGTTGTATACTTTTCATAAATTTCACCTAAAATTTCATAATAATCGGACATTTCTGTTGCTACTTTTTCTGACCATTTACCATCAAATTTCAAATCCCATGGATTTACATTATCATTTACTAATTCAACACCTTTTACCAAGCAAACCAAACAATTTCCCATAAAATTCAATGCTTGTCGTTTCGATCGAATACTTGTGTGTAATTCATATTCCATTTTCATTGTTTTATAATCATGATTTAGTGTATAATTTGTTGAAATTTTGACGCCACGTTCTTTCAATTCGCCTAATTTTTTAAGCATATCTAATTTACGCAACATTAATTCTTCATGTGTCCATTTTGATTCATCATTGGGATCATCATCATCAGTATTTTTTTGCATATTTTCTTTTGTGTCCGTTTCTGATGAATATGTATTATTTTTTTCACTGAATATTTTTTTGTCTGATTGTTTTTTTTCATCGTTGTTTATTTTTGTTGTGTTGTTTGTTTGAAAAACATTTGGTTTCACATACTGTTCAGCTTCAACATCAAGAGCATAATCTTCATTATCATTATCGTAATAATCATCTTTATTGAATAAAATTCTTTCATCGGATGCCACTAATTTTTCATTATTGGCAAAACAATTAACTTCCATATCTGTGGTTGTCAATGGTATATTTTTATTATTCATTATATAAATATTTTATATTAATGATTTGTTTATATCACCGCATAATTTTTGTGTAATTATTTTATTTCATATTTGTTTTCTATAAATTTTTTCATATAATCATACCCGTGTTTATATATTTCATGTTTTTTTTCAGCAGTAATACTGAAATCCAATAGTCCTGCATTTCGCAAAGACAATCGAACAGTGCGATGTTCATATTTGGCGATCAATGCGTTCGCAAATCCTTTCGCCAACGATTGTACAACTGATATAAAATAAGTTTCCAAATTGTTAATATTGGTCGATTCTTCTTCATCGGATAAATAAATACCAATAGTATTTTCTAAAGAATCATCGAACAAACTAATGGGATAGTTATTCATTAATCCACCATCAATGTATACTTTATTATTGTAATGTACAGGACAAAAAAATAAAGGAATTGATGAGGTCATTCTTAATGCAGTAATTAATGGTAAATCGGGCATTGTTTCATGTGACAAGTATACAAGTTTTTTATCATTGATGCATACTGATGATAGTATTATTTTTTTTTTTGTTTTATTGTATAATTGTTCCAATGTTATAACCTTAGAAAAACCTTTTGCTTCAATCATTTTTTCTAAAATAAAAATTAATCTTTTGCCATCATCTAAACCATATTCCGCAAAAAAATTATCAATATTAATTTTTTTTAAAGCATTCAAATCCAATAAATTAATAAATTCCATTAATTCATCGGGAGTATATCCAACAATATATAATGCTGAAATAATGCCACCAACTGATGTTCCTGCAAATGTGATAATATCATTAATAATATTTTTTTCTTCTAAATATTTCATGGCGCCGACATGTGCTATTCCTTTTATACTTCCGCCACTCAATACGAGTGCATTTATATTTATTTTGTTAGTTTTGTTTTTTGTTTTTTCTTTTTCCATTGATATTTAGCAATATATTTATTTGATCAAATTGCGCACAGATCACTACGATAAAATAAAATAAAATATAATATTATGTTATAAAATTAGTATAAAAATAAAAAAACAAGGTTCTGATTTTAGTAGCAAAGTTATAAAAAATCAAAAAGTAAATATTTTTTATTATGCTTTAATATTTATGATAGTGGCATTCATAATTGTAATTATAATTTTATTGTTGTTTTTGACATCCGTAGACGACAACGAAAATATGACAAACAAATTGTGCAAATTATGTTATGTTGGATAAATAAAAATAGATTTATAAAAAATGTATACTTGATCTCGAAGCGCACATTTTATAATATTGTAGCTTTGTTGCAAAAAATAATTTCAAATAAAAATCAACATAAATATTAATGTACAAAAATATTAGTTTGGAAGGTTTGTTCCCATCGGACAAAAAAAAAATGGAAGATACAGGTTATGGTAAAATAGATATAGATACATTGTTTAGAACACAAAATGATGATTTTGATTTTGACTCGACAGTGTTGTTGGATAGAATACAAAAAAATAGAGATTCATTGAGAATATGCTATAATAATATTTATAAAAAATGTTGCGAAATGATTATAAAAGCGAATAATGATGGTTTTGATAAAATTAAATATGTGATTCCGCAATTTTCAGAATTACAAGGATATAGTTGTAAAGATTGTTTATTTTATATAAAAAATAAACTCACAGATCAATCAATAGAAACAAAAATAATATCACGAACAGAAATTATAATACAATGGAGCAACTTGGAGAATAAAAAGAAAATATTATAATTAAAATAATAAAATATCAATAAATATAATGATAATAATGCCAATAACGATTACTATTAATATATTTTTTAATTCGGAATCTTGTAATCCAATAAAAGTATTATTATCATATTGTTTTTGTGTATTGTCAATTAAATTATATTTATTGTGCTTTTTTTGTAAAAGTTCAAACAATTGATTTTTACAATCACTACATTTTTTTAAATGTGACAATATTTTTGAATCATCGTTTGGTTTGAAATGATTGAGATGATTGCTATTCATTCTCAATGATTTTTTTTCTTTTTTTGGTAAAGACGAATAATTAGATGATATTTCTTCATCTGATATGTAAGGATTGATATCATCTAAAGATGATGAATTACTAATATTGTATAGATCATTGTTATTAGATGATAAATTATCTTGCGAATCATTGCAAGAAGCGGGCAAAAAATTAAATTGATTTTTATCATTATATGAACTAATGCCCTCAGCGATTCCTTTTGTAAAACTTTTATAATTTTGATTAGCTTTTTTATGAGCTTTGCGTTTATTATTTAATTCACGTGCCAATTTATCGAGTTCCATATTGTCACTATTTGAAAAAGCGTCATTATATTGATTATAGTTTGGGAACATAATAATTTAATAAGATATAAATTAAATTTGTTGTTATGTGCATGGTATGGAACAATAAATTAAATTTATATCTTACTAAATTATAATGGTATTCAAAATAAATAAATATTTTTTAATGTGGGGATATGCGATAATTGCAATAACGGTAATATATTTGCTATTATTATTTTGTGTGAATGACAGCAATACTGATTCATACGAAATAACAAATACAGGAAAACAATATTTAAAATCAATAACGCCAGCATACCCTCCACCAATGTTTAATTATATGGATTCATCAAATGTATTGCGCAAAGTGATTCCAATGGATAGACTAAGTTAAAATTATTTTTTTTGACTGCGTTCATACATTAAGGCATTGTAAGCAGTATTAAAATCACTCTTGCTTTTTTTTTCTTTGTCATATCCAATCGTATCAAAACCAACAAAATCTCCCATTTGAGCAGTAATATTCATAGGGTTATCTTTCATGTTACCCCATCCTTTTGTTATTGTCATTGATTCAAATTTGGTATTATCATTGTCTCTCTCCAACATCATTTTTTCATATGCTCTCATAGTATCTGCTTTATTTTTATCAAAATCTTTAACATATGAAACGTCAATATCACATTCAGAATCAGAACTTGGAATTGACTTTTCATCATCTGAATTTAATTTGTCTGCGAATAAATAATCTTTATCCTTTGTTGTTTTATACAAATCTTCATATCCTTCACCATCATCGGTAATGGCAACATAATTTCCAGTCATACCACCATAATTATCATATGCGGCGATACCATCCCATTTAATTATACTTTTATCATCATTTTCATGTTTTTTATGTTTATTTTTTTGTTTTTGCATTTGTTCAAATTTTTTATTAAATGTAACGGAATCAAAAGCTTGTCCTTTAAACATATTTTCACGAGCGCATTCTGCTTCTTGTTGATCGCGCTCATCCTGCAAATCAGTCATACGTCTTGAATATTCTTCGGTCTCAAATTTATATTCATCCTTTGTATATTTTTTTGTGGAATCAAAACCATGTTTTTTATCAACTTCAGCAGATTTACTTTTGAAAGTTAATTCAGCCAATTGCCTTTGTTCAGGGGTAATTTCTTTTTCCTGCATTTTTTTAAAATCATCAAAAGAATGTTTATGTGCAGTAAAATCTCGTTGTTCTGATGATTTGCGATATGAATCGTAATATTTTCTTTTTTCTGGATCTTTAAGAAATTCAGCGGCTTTTCGAATTGTGCGATATATTGAATTATATTTGGCTTGTAAAATTTTTTGTTCTTCGACTGGGTATTTTTTAATTTTTAATGCGTTTTTATCAGGATGATATTTTGCCAACATTTCATTGCATTTTTTTGTTACAACATCTTGCTTATCCGATTGTTGGCATCCGATGATTTTGTAGTAGTCTGGTGTTGTTGCAGATGTTTCATTGTCTTGAATTTTTTTTTCCTTGTGTTCGTTGTGTTCTTTATATTCATATTTATCACCATCACTTTCAGGAGTTTTGACCCTGTTTTTTGTTTTTTGCACACTTTTTCTTATACCTTGTAGTATGTCAGATAAATCGTCTTCCATAATATACTTTATAACAATATTTTTTTATATGGTAATGAACGAACATAATATTGTGTGTTATAAATTTTATTCTTGTATACATAAAAAATTAGTCATTGAAAATGTCGGAATCGCACTCGCTTAAATTATCATAACATTTTTTGCAATATAATTTGTAGACTGATTCTTTTTTGTATACATGTACGGTTTTTTTATTTGTCGTTTTTCCACAATTATAACATTTTTTGTTGTTTTTATTATATACCAACAAATTTTCATATTCTGACCAATTTGTGGCACTCATTTTTGTATTGCAGTCTCCGCAAATAGGACGTAAATTTTCTTGTTTTGTTTTACCGCCATTATGTACGCTAACAATATGTCCACATATAAATTTTTTTTTATTCAATTCATTTTGACAGTATACTACTGGACATATTCCAGTATTTTTACTTTTGAATTCATTGTGCCAAACTTTTTCTCTTAATTCTGCTGATACTGGTTCTCTGGTTGTTTTGAATTTGTGACTTGGATCAATATGATTATCTTGCAGATAATTTACTAAATAGAAACGAAAGTTATTGTTTTTCATAAAAATACAATTGCTATGCTTTTCAAGCAATGTACTTTCATCTGTGTACAATAATTTATCATCCTCAATAATTTCACTATATGATAATGATTTCATGAATTTTTTATTGCATATATCGATTTGACCAATTAAATGGTCAATATTGATATTCACTATTTTTTTGAATAAATCATAGTCGAGTAATTCATCAACAAATTCTTTTATGGTCATTATATTTGATCTTTTCGATGATCTGTCAGGGCATACATTTTTGTACTTATATTTTAGTTTTATTGTTAAAGTATTAATTTTTTTTTTGTGTAAAAGTGTCATTATCAATACATAATTTATTTTTTAATGAATCCATATTTGACAACCTAAACATGTTTTCATATTCCTCTTCTGATTCAACAAACAATACAACGACATCTAAACGTTCGTCAATATGATGCTCATTATATAATTTTATGGCAGATGCTAATTTGTGTTGCCCATCTATTAAATAGTATTTGTTATTAGCATTATCCAATTTGACTGCACATACCAAAATTGGTCTTTCTGTCAATATAAATTGTGGACATTTGAGCCATGTTTCGCATATATCATTAACTCTGTCTTCAGATATTGATGATTGTATTTCTGGTATCAATAATTCGTTTTTTATTTTTTCCAATTTGCCAAATGAAGCACTAATTTTTTTATTTATTCCGCTTTCTTTTCCTTTTGATAATAACAATTCATCCATCACAAATAAGAATGCGTAATATTTCATATTATTCATATTATTTATATTATTGTATAAATTTTCAACTTTTTTGATTGAATAATGCCACGAATTATTGTGAAATTTTATTTTATGATTTTTATTGTATACATAAAAAAATAGTAGCTGAAAATTAGCTGATTTTACCTAAAATATTTATTTCTTTGTTTTTTTCGATTTTTTCTTTTTACCGTCACCATCATCTTCACCATCATCTTCTCTTTCTGCTTTTTCTATAAGCCATTTATTATAAGCAATGATAAATTCTTGCAGATCGCGCTTCCACAATTCCTTTTCTGATGTAGCATTATAATCATTATATTCATCTTGCTTCTTTTTGTATTCATTTTGTAATTCTTCTATTTTTTCAGAAGTTAATGAGAATAAACGCATGTCAGTGACATAATCATATGATTTTTTTTCTTCTGGCGCATCAACATTTGAATGCAACATTGGAAATTTCATATTGATTAATTGTTCAATAACTTTTTCTATTTTTTCTCGCTCAACTTTAATTTTTTTGTCCAAATAGTCTTTGATAAATTTCACTTTGTATTTTAATATCATTAAATCATTATTAAGTACTCGCATGTAATAAATCTTGCGTTTTTTATAGCCTTCCAATCGATTGATATAAAATTCTTCAATGATATCTAAAACATCTTTATATTTAGTTATAACACCTTTGGAATTGTATAAATACATATTGGTCGTTGTGATTGATGATGTTAATTTGAATGTATCCTCCAATAATGATCCTCCTCCTTTGATAAGTTTTTGTAGTTCATTACCTATAAATTTTACGTCAAAATGAACAACATTATTACCAGGATATTTAAAATATGATGATAATATTACAGGTGTTATTTTTTTTTTGGTTTCAACAACTTTTTTTTTACGTTTTCCATCTTTATCGTCTTTTTGTGGTGCGGATATTAATCCTGCAAGTGGTTTGATGATTGTTTCTTCATATTTATTTGTGGCAGAGTACATTCCTTTGATGGGTATTTCTGTAATTTCTAACGAATCTTTATCAGTCACTTCGTACTTGCCATATACGCGAAATATAGTGTTGCTTTCTTCTTCAATTTCACCTTTGAATCCGTAATACCACGGAACAATTTTATCCATGGGTTTATCATCGATTCTATTTAAAATGTTGTTGCAAATATCAATAGGGTTATATTGTGGAATATATGTTGAATATCCTGTACCAATTCCCAATGCACCATTGATGAGAATCATCGGTAAAATTGGATAATAATATTCGGGCTCAACCATTTCACCTTCCTCATACAAATAATTCAAAATACTATTGTCCTGTTTAACAAATATTTTATCTGTGATATTTTCCAAACACGTTTTAATATAACGCGAACTACCATGATTACTTCCATCTTCATTTCTGTATCCGAAATTACCTCTTGGTACAAGAAGATTGATGTTATTTGCGCCTGGATAGTCTTGTGCCATACCAACTATTGTTTCTTCCAAACTGACTTCTCCATGCTTATACATGGTTTTTTCTGAAACGCGAGATGCCAATTGATTAACTTTAATATAAGATTTAATATTTTCTTTTAAACAAACGTAAAGAATTTTACGTTGGGATGGTTTTAATCCATCCATAATTGATGGAACGGAACGATTCAAATTATAATTTGAAAAATGTATCAATTCATCATTAACAAATTCACTGTATCCTATTTTTGTTCTCGTATATTCTAAAATTTTATTTTTGTTGTATCCAGATAACCAATTTTTGCGATCATCAGCACGATTATCATCAAAAGCTAGTGAAATAGCATCCTGTGAAATACTGTTTATAATTTCTGGATCAGTCACATTGATTGTGATTTTTTTTTTTTTTGTTTTTCTTTTCTTTGATTTTAATTCACCATCGTCTACCAATGATTCATCACTACAAGATTCATCCGAATCACTATTATTATCACTATTATCACTATTATCAGATTTTTCGCTCTTTTTTTCAGTTTTTGTTTTTAGTTTATATATTGGCTTGAGCGCGGTTTCCCATACAAACGATGCCACATGCGCATCATAATCTTTAAATGCTTGTTTTTGTTCTTTTTCAGTTGATGTACCCAATCCTTTGTAATAATAAATATTCCATTTGTCAACGTCATTTTCTTTTTCCCAATTATTAAACAATGTTTCAGAATAAAATGATACTGGATTTTTTTCTTGTTTGTCATTTTTTTTAAATGCTTTGATAAGTGGTGTTGGTAATGTTTGAATAAATCCTTCTATTTTTAATAGTTCAGGCCAAAAGAATTGAAAAAAGTTAATAATTAATCCTTTAATATGACTTCCATCAGGATCTTGATCTGTCAAAATAACGACACCACCATAGCGCAATTTTTTTAAACTTTCTGGAGTCGTATATCGTTTATCTTGTTCCAAACCCATAATGGTTTTTAAATTCGTTAATTCTTGATTTTTTTTTATTTGATCAAGATTGGCATTGCGCGGATTTAATAATTTTCCTCTCAAAGGAAAAACGCCATATTTATCTTTACCAATGACGACCAAACCACTCATGGCGAAAGCTTTTGCAGAATCTCCTTCTGTTAAAATCAAGCGACATTTTAATGAATCTTTTGTGCCTGCCAATCTTGCATCTTCTAATTTTGGAACATTAATTACAGATTGTTTTTTACCATCAGTTTTGCTCAATGATGACATTTCTTTGAATTCAGCATTTTCAACAACCAGATCAATCAAGCCAGTAGCAAAAATTTCCTTCATCATTGAATCTGTCACAGAACACGTTGATCCAAATTTTGCAACTTTAGTAACCAAATCACTTTTTGTTTGAGAAGGAAATTCAGGATTGACAATTGTTGCATCGACAAAAATATCAAGATGTTCTTTGACAAAAGAGGGCTTGATATGAAATTTACTTTTCTTTTTTGCTTGTTCAATAACTTTATCAACAACTTGATCAAATACATAATTAACATGCGTTCCACCATTGAAAGTTTCTATTGAATTGACAAATGATACGCTATGATTACCGTTATTTGGTACAAATACGACACCGACTTTCCATCTATCATTTAATTCTCTATAAATAATTGGTGGTGATGAATCATAATACATATTAATATAATCATTAAAATTTTTGACATCTAATACTTTTTTGTTTACAGATACTTTGACATCTTTATTTGTGCAAGCAGATATATCATAAGCGCGCTTATACATATATTCAATATCATCGTCGGTTAAAGAATCCATACCAAATCTTTTAAAATCAGGATAATAAGTAATTTTTGTGTAAGATGTTTCTGTTGATTTGACTTTTGTTATAATTGGTTCGTCCTTTTCGGACATATTGTTCCTGAATTCTTGCGTATACTTTTTTTTTCCATGAATGGTATCAACAGTTTCAATGATAAATTTTTTGGAATAAATATTGCAAATTTTAATACCAACACCATTTAAACCTCCAACAATGCGCTCTTCACTATCATCATAATTCGATGATGATAAAAGATTACCAAAAATTAATTCTGGAATGTATATTTTGTGTTCTTCATGAATAATTACGGGTATTCCAGCACCAGTGTTATATATTGAAATCCATCCTTCATCTTTTGAAAATGAAATATCTATTTCTTTACAGCTTTTATCTCTAATACTGTGATCTCTTGCATTTACAACAGATTCATCTATTATTTTATGAAAGCCAAATGTTCTAGTGATATTTTTTTTAACAATTTTATTCGTTTCAAAATCAAAAACGTAACATGATTCAATAGTTGGATCGATGCTTCCAAGCCACATAGTCGGTCTATCCAACACATGTTGTCGTGGATCTTTTTTTTGATATTGTTTAGAGATTTTGCATTCCGTCATAATATTGTTTTCAATATTATAAATCTTTTATATGTTTAATTTTATATTTCAATTTTTTTGAAATAGATAAAAAAATCATTCGGATTTAATTTACCTGATCGCTGATAATATGTTTTTACCTTCATTAAATTTGAGGAGTTTTCCAAAAAATATATATACGGTATATGTATTTTTTGATCGTTATTTATGCAAAAATTGATAATTAAAACAAATAATAATAAAAATAAATAATGATAAAAAAATAAAAATCAAAATGCTTGAAAATAATATATTCTTATTGTCATTTATACTCTTTTATATATATGTTATATATATGTGTATATCATCAAATAATACATGTGAAGCATGTAAAATAAAATACAATGAATTATTTGATAAACATTGTTGCAAATGTAAAAAAATATATCCGAATATTATTGTTTGTGATGACACATTTACGACATATTTGCATTGTTGTGAATGTAATTTGGAATATAATGATAATGATGAGCATAAATGTGATAAAAAAATACAATAAAAAAATTACATGCTTGTTTTTGTATTAATTCCTGTATCATTTGGCAAACTATCCATTGATAGTATTTCTAAAACAAAAGAATGTTCGACATTGTTAAAATCATATAAATTTCCTTTTGAATCATAAAATGTTATTGTCAATGATTTCAATGATATCATGTTGTATAAAGTAACTGGCGCAGACACAAACGTATCATAAAAATAACCGTTTGATATTTTATCTAGTGGTAAATTTATCTTGGCGAAATATTTTTTTATGTTGGATGTACCAATATTTTGACATCCGGCAAATTCGCGTATTACCATGAAAATATAATCATTATTTGCTAATTGCAATGCATTGTTGCCCAAAATTAATTGTTTACCAATATTATCATTGACATAAATTGTATTTGTGTCGGGATCTATTGTTGGATTATCATAAAAATATGTATCATTGTTTGTTATGGTGGTTCCAAAATTTGTAATCGAAAGATCATTACCAACATTTCTAAATCCCAATTCATTTCCTATTGTGTTTGAATAATTAAACAATAATTGAAATTGATTTGGAACATATATTTTTGCAGAAAAACCACCATGGCTATTGTATTTTGGATAAGTCAAGTTGAAATTATCAATAATAATTTCATATGTATCATTATCAATGACATTGTTGATAGTTTGCATTGTATTTAATATATTTGCTGGAATACCATAATTATCACAAAAATCTTGTAATAGCACAGCGTCACCAATGGATAAATTGTGCGCCGGATGTCTAATTTGAAGTGTATATGGTGGACTACCAATATTATACATATCAATTGGGTCCAATGATGGCGCCGTGCCAGTTGAATCGAGTACAGAACGTATTGGTTGTCGTAATAATGCTTCTTTATAACTTGTAAATGATGCAATATTTGTGTTATTGTCAATTGTTACTTTGAACAAAATTTTATTCGAATATCCGCCATATGAGTTAATAATAATGGCATCCATATTTTGACGAGGAACAGAATACAAAGTTTTTTCTAGTGTCTTTGCTAAATCATCGGTGCTATAATTTCCCTCATTTATTTGTATAGAATATATATAATCACCATCATCCTTATTTTTCCAATATAATTTATCATTTACATTTTTTCTAAATGTCATGTATACATTTGGAATAATTGTGTTTTTTAGTTTGATGTTAAAAACGTTGTGAATTGTTTGGGGCAAATCAACAGTGTAATTATTTGGATTATCAAATCCGCTATCAATATTTGATATAATTGATAAAAATATTTCATCACCACCAAATTTAATAGGTTGTTGTCCTGTTTGTGGTGAATCGAGTGGGGTTGGGTTTATGTAATATGGGGTGGATTGCAATAGAATATTTATTGTATTTGTTGTTGTTGAATATATCGAAAAATATCCATTTATATTGTTTTGTGTTGATGGTAAATTTGCATTCAATAAATTCAATGGTATTCCGCCGAAATATTGAAAATTAATTGATACAACCATGTCTGTACCGAATGTTGGCGGAGTATTTTCATTTGAGAATGCATACGGTAATTTGATATAAAATCCTGTTATTTTGGATACTGAACGAACATTATTTGGTACATTGATCAATGCATCAGGTGTGTTGTTTGGATTAATAAAGTATATTTGGTGTTTTGAATTTAAAAAATTATATGGAATGTTACCAATATTAGTGGCGCCATTATATCCAATAAATCCTGATAATGTAACATACATATCTGATGTGTCATATTGTTTCAATGTGTCATAGGATATACCATCACCAATCATAAAATTAGGATTAAAAGACATATTTTTTACGGATGTTGGACTTGTATTGAAAATATATGATGATGTATTATTGTCCCATATTATTGATTGAGTATAATCACATAAAATAATTAAACTTTGCGATCCTTCTTGAAATATTACACTGTATCCTGTTCTGGATACATTGCTGGTATCCTTGTATGAATATGTTGGTAATATTGATGTTGTTCTTGATGTCACACCCGTTAATGCAATTTTTTGTCCTTGTGTAAAACCATGTTCTGGACAGTTTATTGACAATAAACTAATGCTTGTTGTTAATGCGAATTTGCTAACATTTATTGTTGAAAATGATAAGGGGTCTGTTTGCAATCTTATATTATCTGATATTGATAATGATGGTTTTATATTTCTAAATCTACTATCAATATTAATGTATGTTGATTGTATTCGTGTTTTATTATTTTCAGCATATATTCCCTTTTTAAGCATGTAATCAATATAGGGATCATATTGTTTGCTATCATCATTATTTTGCTTATTATCTATATCATGAATATTATATACTGATTCTTGTATGATTGTATCAGATTGTTTTCTATTCATATGATTTGGCATTTTTCCGAGTTGTTTTTGCGATAATTGTTGCATTTATAATTGTAATATAATTTTTTGTATACATGTTGCGCAATATAACAACTTATAAAAAATATTGAATACCATTGGATTATATGGTAGTTGATAAATAAAAATAAAAATTTGGATATTTTATGTTGAATTATACGTATTAAAAAAAATATTTTTATTATTTAATCATTGAGATATCGTGCTAAATCATAGCTCGCTTCTGCACCTTCTCCTGATTCATCAATATCATCCATATCAACATCAATATCTAATCCCTCATTTTCCTCTCTGATATCATCATGTTCATTTTCTTGTTCAGTAGCTTGTTCCCTGGTTTTTTCGTCCATATCAACATATTCACTGTTGATACCTTCAAGAATTCTAATTTCTGATTTTTCTTCGATTTCGGCAATATATGTGGTACTATTTAAAATATACTTAAATCGTTTTGTTTCAATGTGTTCTTCGAATTTTTCATTATATATTATTTCAAATATGGTATTTATAAAATCAACAATGAAATACGATATTGTGGTTGTTGTAACTTTATCATTATTGTAATTAAATAATTTCATTAATTCTTTAACAAAATAATATGTTAATGCGTTGCCAGCATTATCAATTTTGTTTATGTCGATATAATTGATTGTTTTGTTTGTCTCAAAATCAAAATTTAATTTTATATCATCGATGTTACCAATTAATAGAAAATTGTAAATAATATTCCATTCTTTGAATACTTTATCATTATTTTTTGATAAATTTAATGATGTTATTTTTTTTCTGTATTTATCTATTAATGTACCAAATTTAATTTTGTAATAATCATCAGGAGTATATTCGCTGATAACATTATTAAGTATTTTTGAAAGCACCATATTGAAATAATAAATAATTTTTTTAATTTGTATTATTCTTTCATTTATTGCAAATTCTGTGATTTGTTTTGTTATGGAATTCATGTTAATCATTTTTTGGGGTCTTCCATCAACAATTTCATTGTATACATCATTAATATCTATAAATTTGGATTTGTATCCCAATAATTTCATTTTGTTTGCGAATGAATGTATTAAAATTATTTTTTTATCATGTTTTTTGTTCAATATATAATTTTTATTTTCTTCTTTGTAGCCAAGTAAAATTTTAGTATGAGCATCATAAAACACATCAATTTTACCATATTTAAAATTAGTGTAATACAATACATCCGTTTTAAAATAAGGATGATTTGTTTTTTCAATAATTTTATTTTGTGATTCTGTTATTTTAATTGATGAACCTACGTCATTTCCAAGATGATCATGGTTAATAATATATAAATTTTCTGTCAAGTTTATATCGCTTAGTTCATTACCTATAACTTTTTGTATTTCATCTGTTAATGAATTAATAAATTGCATATTATAGTTTTCTTTTTTTTCATATTCTTTCATTAATGATTCAATAATGTCGTTTGCGTTTTGCTTTTCTTTTTGTGATTGTTTATTTATAAGAGCCATTTCTTCAATAATTTTTTTATTATCATTTGCATTATTGTTTGCTATTTCTTTTATTATATTTGTAATTTCTTTTTCGCTGTATTCGTGTATTTTTTCTCTTTTACATTTATTGCAAATTTCCTTGTTATTAACCATTATATAAACATGTTTTTTTCCATCAACATTACACAATATTTCAACAATCTCTTTTTGAAGAGCTATATTAAATTTTTCATAAATTTTTTTTGATTCTGCTTCGTTGTATACTAAATTATTTGCAGATAAATTGCAAAGTTTGCAGATAAGTTCCTTTTTATTTGTACTCCAAATATGAAATTTTCCATCTGGACAATTTGAATGGTTGCTTGTTTCATTAAATGTGCTGTAATTTAAAATTATTTTAGGTATTTTGACAGTTGGACACATGCATGTTCTGCGTTTTGCTGGATTGAGTTCCACAGGTGAATATTTACCAGATAAATCAATAAAATTTGTGTTTTCGGTTGTATTATTTTCAGCAAAGCTTGATACTGATTGTGATTCTTTTTTTAATCTTGCATATAGTTCATTATCACTAAATATTTCTTGTAATTTTTTGAAAAATTTCAAAGTATTTAAACCATACAATTGATCATTTTTATTATCTTTTCCATTTTCCAAAATTACATTAATCATATCAATCAGAGTGTGAACTATTGTTTTTTGAACAATAAAAATATTTTTTTTTCGTTCGCTTTCATTTTTATAATTGTAATGCCACATTCTGGTTTGTGTGATAATTGAACATGATAATACATAAATAATATAGCAAAGAATTTTGTAATTTAATATTGGTTCTATATCACCTCTACTATTTACAATAATTTTTAATCCACCGAATAATTGTTCAGAAAACTTTTCAAAATTTGTTAAGTTGCAAGTTTTCTTTTTATCATCACCGATGAAAAATATATGAGTATAGGTTATTTCTAGCGTTATAAAAAATAACGAATACGCAATAATGTTGTTAATTTTAGTTGCTTTGAATTTATCAATATCTCTACTCGAAAACACAAATATATTGTTATCCAAATCGAATATAAAAAAATTAGAGAATCCTGGATTAATACCATATTGCTGCGCTATTTTACCTTCTCTATCTTTGTAAGTTTGTTTTAGCTTTTTGTTATTTGCAACAACTAAATCAATTGTGTTTTTTACTATTAATTTTCTTTTTGCTTTTACATCGAATGAACCTTTTGATAAATGCAAAACATTTCCAGCTATTGCGATTCTTTCGACCAATTTGTCTATTTGTCGTATGGATACTTTATATTTTTCGTATCCAATTACTTCTTCTAAATTGATACTAAACGGTGTAGAAAATGTAACGAATGATCTTGTTTCATTATCATATTCACCATCCTCAATATATTCGCGAATATCCAATGAATATCCGCAACTTTTACATATATATTCATTATATATATTTTTTGTCACATATTGTTGAATAAACTGGTATAATTCATTTGAATATCTTGTAAAATCTTTTTTATCTATTGAATCAATTTTATCTTTTGAAATATTGTGTTGACAAATACCATCAACAATTTCTTTATTTAAAATTTCACCATATTCATTAATTGTTGATAGATTAATTTTCACTATATTTTTTTGTTTTTTTATATCAATATTACTATTTTTTTGTTTTTTTTCGTCATGATCAATAATGTCATAAACACTATCAGATAATTTATCATATGATGGTTCTATTTTTAAAACAGAATTGAATAATGCTGTTTCAATGTTTGTCAATATTGTATTATTGTTAATGAATTTGAAGAAATTATCATTTATTTTTGTTATAATATTGTATCCTTCCTGTATCGTTAATTTATCATTATTTTTGAAAATATCTGTTATTATTTGCAAAAGTTCGTCAAGTATTTTGTCATATAAATCCGAAACAATAAATTTCATTCTGTCTTGAGATGTGAATTTCGCAATTTGTTCATAACTTTTTGATTTAATTTTATCCAAATTTTCATCAAACAACCAATATATCAAACTTGAATGATTTTTTGTATTCATTTTAGAATCTCTTAAATATTTTATTATCAAATCAATACCATTTTGATTTTTTTTATCAATAGATCGTATATCGATTGCGTTTTTAATTTTTGAACATTGTATACGAGTTGTTGTGGATGGTATCATCATACCAACAACATTGATTGTCATATCTTTTGAACCAACGCGAGATTGTATAATGTTGTATGGTGGTATTTGTTTGTAGTCGCCTGATTTATCAAATGAAACTTTTCTTACGATATTTATAGTTTTGTTCAATACAATTGGAAATCCGAACGTATCATAATCATTAAAATTGACATAGGGATACATGCGATAATTTTCGAGATCCTTGATAAAGTCAATATTTTCGGAATTTTGTTTTCCCATATTTATAAATTTATTAATAATGTTAATGTCTTCTTTGATGTTGACCAAGACAGCTTTACGATTTAACAGTGGAGCATAAAATAATTTTTTTATTTCGTTGTATACTTTTGGATCCGCCTTTGATACATCAGAATATAATTCTTTTATTTTGTCCAATTTATTGATAATATATTTGATTTTTGTATCTTCTTTTTTTTTTATTTTTGATACATCAACTGTTTTATCATATTTTTCAGATTCCTTGTTGAACAACAAAAATTCATCAGTGATTGGAACGAGTAATCCAGAATTGAATATTTCTAATAATTTTTCATCATGTGATATTTGATGTTGAAATACTTTATCTTTTACATTTGTAAAATATTGCCACAAATAAAACGCCAACATTTTTTTATTTCTTGTATCGACCAAAATAGATTCAATCAATGAAAAATCTATTGTTTTTTTGATGGGAACGACAATATCAATATAAATAAATTTTCCATTGACAATCTTAGATGATTCAAGAATTTTAAAAAAATCTTTTTTATCGTTAATACCATATAATGATACAACGACCAAAGTTTTGATAATATTGTGTGCCTGCATATTAATGTTGTTGCCCAAATTTTTTAATTTGAATTTATTTTCAATAAATGATGCACCCAAACCATTTAAAAATAAAATTGTATCTTTGAAATCTGGTTTTTTTTTAATTTGTTCTATTTTTTGTTGATCAGCATTCAATAAAACCATGATATTTTTTATCATGCGATAATATCCCAATAATAACGCATTACTTTCGGAATTGAAAAAGTTTTCAATTTTGTATTTATAACTGGGCTGATTTTTTCCAAATTCAACAAGATTATTAATATATTTATCCTCTTTTTCAATATAAAAAAACCCAATCATTAAAAAAATATAAAATGCTACATATTTTTTAAGAGTTTCTATAATTTGACTTACAGCATCATTGTTTTTTACATATTCTTTTATATCAGCGAAATTAAATGATTGTGAAATTGTAATCATGATATTATTGATTTCTTTTTGGTATTTAACATAATCAATTTCTTTTACGATTTTTAAAAAATCTTTGTTATCTATTGTTATAAAATATAAATTATCAATAGTCTTTTCGATCAGTTCATCTATTTTTGTAATATGCATACACTTTGATATTTATATTATAATAATAGAAAATTTTATAAATTTGCTTTTTGAATGTGGCGATAATAAAAAAATTGAAAAGATGATTTGTTATTTTGATTATAGCAATAAATATTAAAATAATATAAACTTTATTGTGGTGTTTTTACATATAAAAATATAATGAAGAACCTCAAAAGACCAAGTATAATGGTCATGACGCAATTTATTTCTGAAATTAAATCCCCATTCAATACACCTTTATCACCTAAAAAAGCTGTTGTTGTAACACCAAAATTTACCGCAAATGAAATTTTAAATGATAATATTTCACATGGATCATTATGGATAGGAAATTATAGTGATAGTTTGGTTGCACACAAGCATGGTATTCATTGTGTAATTAATCTTGCGGATGAATGTAAAACTCCAGTGCAAAAAAATAATTATTCATCATATTATCATTACCATTTATTTGATAAAAGTAATTTTACAATAACGCATTATCTCAATGAAATAACAAATTTAATCAATGAAATGATTGAATCAGGAAAACAAGTTTTGGTTCATTGTAGAGAAGGAATATCGCGCTCCCCCGCATTTATTATAGCATATTTAATTAAATTTAAAAAAATGATTTACGATGATGCTTACGAATTTGTGAATAAACATAGAGAAAAAATAGCATTGAATTTTGGATTTCGTGACGAATTACAAAATTATCATTAAAAAAATTAATTTTTTTTTTGCGTTTTCTTTTTTACATCAGCTACATCTTTTGTTTTTTCGTTATTTTTATCCGATTGTTTTTCATTCGTATACATTGATACCAAGAGACTTCCAATTTTTTCGAATTTCTCTATAACATCATCGATAGAATTAATCATTGGTTCGACAGGAGAATTTTTTTCTGATGATGCTTTAATGAGCATCGATTTAATCAATTGATTGGGTTTAGATAATCCAGAAAATACGATTTTATTTTGAAGTTCAAAATTAATTGGTTCACACACAGTATAATCCTCGTTTTCAAATTTAAATATCATTGAGTTTTCTTCTATTAATTCTTTTTTATTTACCATATCAATAATGTTTTGCTTAATACTTTTCATTTTTAAAACAATAAAGCGACATGATCGTATCAGTAATTCTTGCTCTGTGAATTGTTTGTTTCCATAAACAGTAAATTCATATTCTCCTTCGTTGGGTTCATGATAATATGCATTTTGACATGCTTTCCATAATGCGCCATTATTTTTTCTCTCTGCAATACCAAGTACGCCTCTTGCATGCAATTTAAGAGTTTGCTTTGGTTTTAATTCAACACCTCCCAACAATCGAGGATATTTTTCAGGATACATTTGTATTTCACTACCATTTATTGTTATTTTTGCATCATTTGTTGTTACACGCATTAATTCATTTGTATCATTTGTTTTGTTTATGTATAATTCGATATTTTGCTCTGCTATATGTTTATCCCTTTCTTTATCTAAATAATTCACGTCATACCAGTATTTTTCTTCTAAAAATGTTATGTTGGGATCAATATTGTGTATTGGTAAAGTTGACAAATTAAGTTTTATCATATCATTATTGAATGCAATGCTTGTATTTTCTTGTATTGTTATTGCTTCAGGTGCGAATGCATAAACTGGAATGTAGTTACTGCAAACTCGACGCAAAGTATTTATTATTTTAATATTGCAATCTGTACCAGAAAATAATAAAGTTAAATAATTTTCTTTATATCCATCATATTTTTTGGAGTCGATTTCTTTTATCTTTATGTCTCTTGAATTTGATTTAAATTTGTATGTGTCATCTCCTTGCATGTGATTCTATATATTATATTATTATTTTTAAGTATTGTATATTATTTTCAATATTTTTGATAAATTTTTTATATGCGCCATGTACGTATAAAAGAAAATCAATCTAAAATATAATAACAACTTATGTACTTGGGATGTGTATTTTATAGCGCAAGTTGCCAATATTGTTATGATTTGATGAAATTGATGGAAAATCACAAATTGAATCCAATATTTGAATATGTATGTGTTGATGGTAAAGATATAAATACATTAAATGCAAACTATGGATTTTCATGTGTTCCAGCAATAGTATCAAAAACGACAGAAGGAAAACAAATTGTTAATGAAGGTGGAAACGCTTTTAATTGGGTAAAAAATTTTTTGATAAATAGGAGACAAATACAAAATACAGAACAATCAAGAAAATTAATTCAAAGAGATGTATTTAAACAAAAATTATCAGAAAAATTATTTGAATTTTGCCCAAATGAACAAAATGGTATATCCGATCCATACGCTTTATGTAAAGAAGATGCCAATATAGCTATGCCAAAAACATATATTCAATATGAAAAAAATAACCAACAATCTGATAATTTAATGGCAATACCAATCGGTGATTTAAGTTCATATAAAAAACGTGAAGGTCTTGATGCAACATATAGAGGAAACTTGGATAATGTGTTAAAGCAACTTGATGATGTGAGAGACAAGCAAGAAAAAGCCTTAAAGACAGTCATGGAACGAGAAGCATTTGATAAAATTGCAATATCAATACAACAGGAACAATAATAGTGCGTATGATATATAAAAAAAAGAATAATAATTAATATTAATATAATAATGAACGATATTCAAAAGTTGGATAAAAATTCAAAAAAATGTGTGGAGATATTCAATATTTTGGCAAAACAAATTGGGGAACATATATTGTCAGAGTTTCCAACAAATGAAGATTTTTATATGTACAATCAAGTTATGGCTGATATTGTAAAAAGAAATGTCAATGAACCAATATCAGTGTTTCTTGAATATATTTATCAAAATGAACAATACAGAACATCAATATTAGTTTCTGATGAAAATTTTTTTAGAGCAAATCAACATGAAAATTTAACATCAAGTGACCATGATAAAATCAGAGCAATGTTTCAATTTAAATCATGCTGGGACAAAATGAACAAGGAATCACAAGAATACATTAAGGGATCCATGATTCAGCTTGTGAAAGTATGTGAACGATATCTTTCATTGAAATGCAACATGATAAATTTAAAAAAATAATTTTATATAATTCGCTAATTTATAATATATTCAATATAATATAAATGGAAAACATAAATAGTAAATTAGCCAAATATGAGTTTAAGTTGGCATATTACAACAATCTTAAAAAACAATTATTGTCGCAAAATGGCGGTACTAATTGTACCAATGGATGCGGTAGGAAGCCTTATGGTAATTTTAGTACATGTTGCCAAGCTTGTGCAAATGGATCACACACTACAGAATGTGACAAAAGGATTATTATGTAGATGCGGTAGTTGACAAAATAATAGGATATTTGATGGCATCGCAATACGATGTTATTTTATTGCAAGAAGTTACACAACTATTCAAAAATATATTGCGGACAGATTGCAGATGAATTATGATGAAGCATTTAAAAATAAAAGTATGCGAATATCATCATTAAATATTACAATAGCAACTGGTGTTGCTACTCTTTACAAGAAAAATTTAAAACTCACAAAAATAACAGATAACGCAGCATTTAATTCAACGGTGTTCAAACAAGATAATTTGGGAAGTCCGTTCATAGTGCATGATTTAAATGGTGTACTTTTATCGAATATACATTTACGAATGACAGATGGTGGAGAAAGTATATCACAATCATTGAAGGAATTGTATGGTTTTATTAATTTTATTGGCTCGAAAAATAATCTAATTGTTGGTGATTTCAATGCGCGACATTTACAACAAGATTTGTTGTTTGAGTCACATGGGCATGGATTTGATGTTATGAGACCACCAAATAATGATGATGTTATTGTAGCGAATAGCAGTATCGCACAACGTATATCAAATATAAATCTTAATATAAATGTACCAATATGGCAAATAGGAACAGTCAACGCAATAGATCAGAATGATATATCTAATCCTAATTATCCATTATCGGATCATTTGCCATTGTCATTCATACTGCAAATGTAAACTCAGAGTGCGCTAATTTCAAAAATAAAATGTGACTTATAAATTTATAAATGTCAGAGGAAAATAAGACTGATCCAAAAGAAATGAATAAACAAATTAATATGAATTTTTTTACAAAATCAATGAGACAAATAGTTGAACTAACTCTTCAAAAGTCACAAGAAGAAAATATAGATATCCTTGATCCACAAATGAAACAACATAAGCGCAAACACGAACAACATACCAAACTTCGAGAATCTTGTAATATAATTTTAAATGGATTGAACGGGACAGGTGTTTATGATATTGGCGCAGCAGTGAAAAAGGTGTATAAAGTATTAACTGCTAATATTGATTATTTGCATCCTGATGAAAATATTGAGTTATTTTACTTAAAAGATAAAAATTCGATTGTTACTATTATTCCTGGCGTTGATATTGGGTGTGTTGCAAAATCAATGAATATTGAGGAACAAAAAGTACTATGGGTTAATATTTTTATGATGTATATATCGTCTGCGAACTTAATAGCGATGATAAATAATTTGAAACGTGAGGGAAAACAATGGGAAATTATTCCAAAATTGCGCGTAAAGGTTGTGGAATCAGGATTATTCAATAGTGGTTTATTATTTAATCCATTTGTTGGGTTCAACGAGGATAAGGGTGAATATGATATGGATGCATTATTTGCAAATGTTGATAAATTGGAAAATCCAAATCCTGCTGGTATGGGTTTGAATGCATTATTGAAAATGACAGGTGTTGATAAGATTTTTGATATGGATAAATTATCAGAACAAATAAAAGATGTAGATGAAGAAGAAATAAAAAAAGCCACCGTAAATTTAACAAACATGATTGGTGCAAAAGGAGATAATGATACACAAGAATTATTGACTAATTTGGTAAACGATGTTGTTAAAAAATTGCAAAGTGGTGAAAAAGATATATTTGGCATAGCTCAATCTGTCGCAATGGATAGAGGTAAAACCGTTGACCCAGCGAAATTTATGAAAACTGCTTCAAAATTTAAAAATTTTGCAAGTCAAGATCATTTGAGTAATTTAAAAGATGAAAATGGTAATCCAATCGGCGGTAAATTGATGGAATCATTAAAAGGTCCACTGCAATTTTTGCAAAAAATGCAAGAGCAACAACGTCCAGTTCCTCCATTTGTGGAACAAACAGCAAACGGAAATAATGATGTCAACTCAAATAATAGTGAAAAGACAAACAATATCAAAAAGCGCAATAAAAAATAAAATAAACGATTAAGTGACATTGACACGCTTGAATCTTAAATCTTCATATTTTAAACATTTGCTTTGATCAATTTTGCAAATATTATCTGATTTATAACACCAATTTGCAAATGATGATTGATCATTAGGGAACATTTGTGGAACTGTATAAAATTGTCTTTTTGAATTTTCTTTATCAAATAAATCTTCAACATCCATAAATAATTTATCGTTATAGCATTCTATTATTTTATTTTGAATATCAGTATCATTAGCGTTGCATGCCACTGGTGGATCTTGCAATTCCAATGATATATCATTCAATGTTGGATTCATAAATGGATTATCATTGGACGGAACTTTGCATTTTTTCTTTATTTGTTCTTTATACTTATCATAATCTATTTTTTTATCTTTTTTCATTGTGCTGTTTAAATAATCATTCACCATTATTTTATTTTTTTTATCATAATATCCTGCTTCAATAATTACGTTCGGGATATTATCTTTTTGAATTGTGTAACTTTTTTCTCCCATTGAATCAATATCTATACCACGAGTTATGCTTAGCATTGTTTCTTTTTCGGTCATATAATTTAAAAAAATAATAAACAAAATTATAGCAACAGGCATACATATCCATATTGTTGATTTATTTAATATTAAAAATAATATTATTGCATAAGCACAAAATCTTGTTATCGAATTAAATTGTTCTTCATGATTCATGTTATTATTTGGAATTATGTTTGTATACGACGAATTTTTATATAATGCGGATGGATCATTTATCCAAAATTTATTATTGTTACTCATTATAATTAAATATATAAAATATTTTAATTATTTAAGATAAAAAATCAAACTTTTGTTTTTTCTTCTTCTGCTTTTCTTTTTTTGCAATCTTTAAAAAATTTTACCAGATAAATTTCTTGTTTTTCTCGCAATAATTCTATTTTTTCCATATATTTTTTTTTTTCCAGTTCAGGGTTTTTTCTTTGCACAATTGGTTGAACGACCATCGATTGTAATTGTTGTGGTGGCGATTGTTGTGATGGTTTTTGTGCTGTTTCTTTTTTGCTTGACACGGTTTCTTCATTATTACTATCGTTATTGATTTTATCATCATTTTTATTGGTATTTTCAATAAAACCTTTTAAATATTCATCATGATTTTCTTTAAAATGTTTTTCAAGTACTTTTTCATTATCAATCATTAAAACTCCTCCCAATATTTCATTGACATCATATAAATGAAACATTTTTGGATATCTATTATCATCTTCAATCATCGGTGGAAGCATTCCCAAATCACATTTTTTAACTTTATAAAATAAAAAAGTAGCATTTTTATATATTTTTGATTTTTCTCGAATAAATCGCTTTAGCATTGTTTTTATGCTCTGTGATGTGTTATTATCGACCAGAGTTAAAATAATAAATTTATTTTTACCTTGGTGTAATAGTCTTATTAAATCGCTGTATTCCAAAATTTCCCACAAATTGTTTTGCATTATATATTTGTGAGATTAATTGTTGATTTTATTTTACGCATCTATAAAAAAATTAAACAAAATACATATAATACCTATCATCATCAGGAAATCCATAATCAATTTCCAATATGTCCGATACTCCTTCATCTTTTGTCGGTTGCACAAAATTTTTTTTATACATATTATATGCTATATCCGGAACATGATCAGTTCCATTGATCATTGAACGATACATATTATTATGTTTTGCAAGTTCCAATGGAGTTTTCATTATCGCAATGCGACACGTATATTTATGTTCTTTTGCTAGATCAATCCAAATTTTGCGCTTTTCTATACTCGGGTTTGTCATATCAATGACAATTGATTTATTATTTTTAATTTGTTCGATCGCATATTTTAAACATTTAGGCATTGTTTTTAATTCATCTTGATTTATTATGCAATATTCAAAATTATTTTTTAGTTTTTTCGCAAATGTTGATTTTCCAGATCCTTGCGATCCAACCATTATTATTATTTCTTTATCTTTTGCATCAAAAGATGATTTTGATTGTTTCTTTTTTTTTGAAATATCGAATATATATTCAATCTTTGGATATTCATTTTTTTCATCAAGAAATAAATGTTCTGGTGTCACAAATAATAATCCACAATTCACCGCGAATTTTAAATCAGTGTCTGAAAAATCTTTTTTTCTACCGCATGCATCTCCACAATAAAAACTTGATGATAAATCAGATGGAAAAAATTTTTTAAATGTTGGTAATGGTTTTCTATATTCATCTTTTGTTATAGCAACCAAAACAATCATTTCAACATCCAGAGCTTTTTGTATACAGCTCACTTTACTTTTCCATTCTTCTATTTTTTCATTTGTTGTTAAACCTGCTTGGTTTGTAACAATAATAATTGATGAATCATTGTTATATAATTCTTTTATTTTATCTTGAACGTTTTTGTAATTCCACTGCCAATCTTCAGAATTTATTGCAAATTTTTTTCCCGATTTTGTTTTTATCAATGTATCGTCTAAATCAAAAGATGCTATTTTATTTTTTAAAGTATACGATTTTGTTTTGCCAATAAGACAATTTGTTTCTTGTTCCCATATCATTTTTTTTTTACAATATACTTTTGTATATTTGATGTTTTATTATTTATTATTTATTATTCAATTTTTTATAAAAAATTGAAATATGTTAATGTTCTGATAAATACATTTTAAATATGCTTCAAGTAACTAACGCTATAAAAGAAAACAGTTTCTGTCCTTTATTGAAAGCTTTTGACTTCGGTCGAAAAAAAAAACAAAACACAACACAACACAAGCTCGATTTTTGCATATGGATTCTGACTCCTTGGAAGACATAGTCAAATGTTTTGTCGAGAAACCTGTGAAGGAGTGGAAAAATAATCCAATACTCGCAAATGATCCAAATTATCTTGAAAGATTGCGTGCAAAGCTCAATCGCACAAAGAAGCTCAACATCAAGGAAATTTACAAGTCTATGACAGATGATAAATTGGAGCGAGTCATGAATAAACTTGCTTTGTGCATCAAAACTATAGACAAATTAGTGATTAGTTATTTTGCGAAACGCCGTGAGAAAAACAAAGAAAAAAAGGTCAAAGCTGTCAGTGCAAAAGAGCGAAAGGAATTTCTCGTTTTTTTGCAAAAACAAAGAGAAAGGAAGTGTCGCATCGATTGTGACTACGCAGATGATGAGGACATTACTGTCTATGATGGTGGTGATTATGACGTTGATCACGATTACATAGATGATGAAAACCTTGAATGCAATTTTTAATTGCGATTGCGGTTTTGCGAACTTAGAAAATGAAAAAAACGTTACGACAATTTGCACACACAAAACATAAATTTTTTTTTTTCAATGATGCATATAAAAAATGCGTCAATATAATCGATATAATATTCTGTGGAATAATCATATGTTGTTAAAACACCATGGACAAAAAGAGAATAAAAATTTTTTGGATAGAATTTCACTGGAGAGACGATTTGAAGAATTAGCGTCGCGAGACAACAATTCTTCGGACACAAATTCCATTGGTTCGGGTATGAAAGGTGAAATAACAGGTAAAAAATTAGATAATGATTGTACAGATAGAGGAATGCCAATGCGATCACAATATGAAATCAAAAAATCATCATTTGATGAAAATAAATATCTTGATTTTAATTTGCATATTATGAGACAACATAATAAAAATAAAAATATTAAATACAATGATAATGATGATGGATATAAATCGTACGCAGAAGTTGGGAAGGATGAAATATCAATAACTACACAAGCAAGCCCGATATTTGCAGTATCATCAGGAATTGAAAAATCAGGATCTTTAATGTTTAAATCTATAATGAATAATGTACAAGACAAGAATTTTATAGTAAATTCATTGGGAATATATTTATTATTTTCTATCTTTTATCTTGGTTCAGAAAATGCTACTTTTCATGAATTGGAAAAATTTTTTGGTTTTACAAAAAAAAAAATTTTATTAAAATGTATACAACAATTTGTCGAGCTCATTTCAGAATCCAAAATTATAAATATGAAAAATTTAATAATTATCGATAAAAATATTCCGCTCAATTTTAAATTTTGTGAGATGGTTGATAATATTGTTTCATTTACAACAATAAATACAAGCGATCAGATGAAAGAAGCGCAAAAATTAAATTTTTTTGTCAACAAAATTATGGGCACCACGATGCGTAATCCAATAACTTCACAAAATTTAACAAATTTGCAAATTATGCTGATGACTGTTGTTAATATAACTCCAATATGGAATATTAAATTTGAAAAAGTGGCAAGTGGAATTTTTTCAAGTTATAAAAATGATAGAAAAGAGAATTATATGATAGCATATAATCAAGCATCATTATATTATGAGGATGCCGATAAACAGATTATAGAATTATCATGCGACAATATAAATTTTGGGATAATTTTGCACAAGAAAATTCAATCCTTCGAATCAAACGAAAGTATACATAATTGTATACGAAAATCAAAAAAAATTTTGCTTGAAGAAATTGTTATACCAATGTTTACACAAGATCATAAAATAAGGTATAATAATATTTTAAAAAATAACGGTATAAACAGTATATTTGTGCAATTGACTGCTGATGATTTATTACCCTCATCTGGACAAATTCACGATGTTGTTCAAAATATAAAAATAACAATAAATAATGTTTCATCAAATAAAAAACAACAAAATGCATTTGAACGTTCAAACAGAAAATTTATAGCTGATAAACCATTTATGTATTATTTTAGATTTGATAATATAAACACAATAATCATAAATGGTATGTTTGTATAG